TCGGCTAAACAGACGCCGGGCTCGGCTAAACAGACGCCGGGCTCGGCTAAACAGACGCCGGGCTCGGCTAAACAGACGCCGGGCTCGGCTAAACAGACGCCGGGCTCGGCTAAACAGACGCCGAGTCCACCTCATAAAAATAAAACATTAAAGAAAAAATTGAAATCGCCTAAAGATAAAAACCCAATCAAAACAATGAAAAAAAAACTTATTTTAACAGAAGATACCGATTTAAAGATATCAGAAGAACATATGACAATGGTAGAACATATGCAAATGGTAGAACATATGACAATGGCATCGACACCTAAAATTTATAATGAAATATTTATTGATATGTTGGGTGAATTAGCCGATATTTTGCAACGGCAAGGTGAACCCTTTAAAGCCAGGGCTTATCAACAAGCACAAGAAACAATTATGACTTATCCAGGCGATATAAGTGATATCAAACAACTAAAAGGATTAAAAGGCATTGGCTCCGCTATTGAGAGCAAGTTAGAAGAATATATAAAAACCGGTACACTTAAACTTCTGGATAGAGAAAGATTAAATCCCCTCAATGTTTTAACACGTGTTTATGGTATCGGTCCAAAAAAAGCCAAAGAATTAATTGATAAAGGGATTAATTCTATTGATGAGCTTAAAGAAGTAACCTCTTTACTCAATGAAACACAACAGACTGGTTTAAAGTATTTCGATGCTATCGAAACCCGAATTCCTCGTAGTGAGATTGATGAGTATAAACAAGTCTTTGAAAAAGTGTTTGCCTTGACCACCCAGTCAGGCTCCACTTTTGAAATCGTTGGATCTTATCGGCGTGGGGCGGTGACCTCCGGTGATATCGATATAATTATTACCGCTGATAATCCATCGGCTTTTAAAAGTTTCTTAGATCAACTCATTAAAGATAAAGTTGTTATCGAAGTTTTGTCACGAGGGAAGATGAAAAGTTTAACTATCGCACAATTACCGGGAAAAATTCCACGGCGTGTGGACTTTCTCTACACTCCCCCACAGGAATACGCTTTCGCTCTTCTCTATTTCACTGGAAGTAAAACATTTAATACGGTACAGCGGCAACGTGCCCTCGCTTTAGGTTATACATTAAATGAACATGGAATAACTCATATGGTTAATGGTAAGAAAGGTGAACCGGTTACGCATGCCTTTCCAGATGAACGTGCTATCTTTACTTTCTTAGGAATGAAATATAAAGAACCGCAGGAGAGAAAGGATGGTCGTGCAGTAGAATTGTTATCAACAGAACAGCCTATTAATGCAGAGCCTATTAATGCAGAGCCTATTAATGCAATAGAGCCTACTAATACAGAACCCCCAAAAAAGAAACAATTAACTTTAAAGAAGAAACCTTTGGCAAAGGTTGATAATTTAACCAAGTTTAAACAAGAAGGTCTATCCGCCTTAACTCTGATGACAGAAAAAGACCTGAGTAAATTAATCCAGGATGCGAACGAGGCTTATTATTGCCCAAGTGCAAGTGCAACGGGTCCAATACCAAGTGCAAGTCCAACAGAGCCTCTAATGACCGATAATGAATATGACATCCTAAGAGAATATACACTCGAACATTATCCCAAGAATAAAGCCGCCAATGAAGGACATACGCAATGTTTAAAAAAAATAGAAAAAAATAAAGTAAAATTGCCCTATGAAATGTGGTCCATGGATAAAATCAAACCCAGCACCGATGCTTTGACAAAATGGAAACAAACTTACACAGGACCTTATGTCATCTCCTGTAAATTAGATGGTATCAGTGCTCTTTATTCCACTGAAAATAAGGAACCGAAATTATATACCCGGGGTGATGGTACCATCGGACAAGATATTTCACACCTGATACCACATTTAAAACTCCCTTATATGAAAGGTCTAGTTATACGCGGAGAGATTATTATTAAGAAAGCGATATTCCTTGAAAAATACTCAAAACAATTTGCAAATCCGCGTAATTTTGTTGCCGGTGTAGTAAATCAAAAAACAACAGATTCCGATAAATATGCTGATTTATCTTTCGTCGCTTATGAAGTCATTAAACCGGTTTTGAAGCCCTCGGAACAATTCAGTATGCTGGAGGATACTTCAAATATGGAAGTTGCATTGGAAGTTGCCAAACACCAAACCCTTACCTTTAAGGAGCTCACTAACGACAAGCTATCGGCGCTCCTTATCGAATGGCGTGCTACCTATAATTATGAAATCGATGGAATCATCTGTATTGATGATAAAATCTATCCGCGACCCAAGGGTAATCCCCCGTATGCCTTTGCCTTTAAAATGGTTTTATCAGATCAGGTAGCCGAAGCGAAAGTCGTCGACGTCATTTGGACACCAAGTAAAGATGGCTATTTAAAACCCCGGGTACAAATTGAGCCGATCAACCTAGGCGGCGTCACAATTGAATACGCCACCGGTTTCAATGCCAAGTTTATTGTGGAAAATAATATCGGCATTGGCGCCTTGATCCGGCTCATCCGGAGTGGCGATGTGATTCCCCATATTACGGACGTGGTTCAACCTGCCTCGCAACCACTTTTACCGAGTGTAGCTTATGAGTGGAACGCCACCGAGGTGGATATTCTCTTAAAAGATAAATCCGCTGATGCTACGGTGAAGGAAAAAACTATTAGTGGCTTCTTCACTAATATTGATGTCGATGGCTTAGGTCCGGGCAATATTAAACGCATGATTGAGGCAGGGTATGATACTGTGGCAAAAATTGTTGCCGCGACGGAAGCGGATTTCTTGAAAGTGGAGGGATTTAAGACGAAATTAGCTCATAAAATTCATACGAATATCAAACAGCAACTGGAAAAAGCCTCTCTGCCGGAATTGATGCATGCGAGTAATATCTTCGGACGAGGCTTTGGCACGAAAAAACTCACTCTTATTTTAAAAGCCTATCCTACCATTCTTATGGATGCGGATGCAAGTGCGGAGAAAATACAAAAAATCAAGATGGTTGAGGGGATGGCTAAAAAAACGGCGGAACAATTTGTCAAAGAAATCCCCGCATTTATTGCCTTTTTGACAGGCGCCAAATTACAAGCGAAACTGGGTGCAAATGGAATGGGTGCAAATGGAATAGGTGCAAATGGAATAGGTGCAAATGGAATAGGTGCAAATGGAATGGGTGCAAATGGAATATGTGCAAATGCATCACATCCGCTATATAAGAAAAAATGGCTAATGACGGGCTTTCGTGATAAAGTCTTGAGTGATAAACTCTTACTTGTTGGTGCCGAACAGGCGAGTTCGGTGAATAAAAATACAGCCTTTCTGATTGTCAAGGACTTGGAAGAAGATAATGTTAAAGTGCAAACGGCGAAAAAACTCGGCATTCCCATTATGACACCTGAAGAGGTAGAGGCAAAATATTTATTATAAAGTATATATATTATAAATCGGTTACCATATTTTCATCAAAATTCTTTTTGTCATATTTTATATGTATGGGTTCATATTTTATGGGTTCATAATTTATATGTATAGGTCCATGTTTTTTACCAAATCGTACCCAATACAAACCAAAAGTAAAGAGAGATGCAAATATATTTGAAAATAATGAATATTTATAGCGATTATCATTCGTCAATTCTACACCCATCAACATTAAAAGAGGATCAATGACCGTAAATTCATCATTTGTAAAACGATGTTCTAATTTCGAGAGAATACATCCATTGAATAAAAAAAACATTGTAAACACGAGGATATTTATAAATACAACAAATATAAACCACTTTTTAGAGCCGAATAGCAATAAATAGCCAGTGAATAGGGATATACCAAAATGTAAAAGACGTAATAAGGCACATATATGTTTATCAGCTAAACCAGTACTTCTTAGGAGAGCCTCCCCGAAATCGACTATTTTTGTTCTAATATTTCTTAAAGATTCAAACATATGTATTTATATTATATATACATTGATACTTATGCGCATTGATACTTATGCGCATTGATACTTATGTGCATTGATACTTATGCGCATTGATACTTATGAGCATTGATACTCAACTATATTTTTGATATTTATTTTCAAATATTTATATAATTCTAACTTAATCTTTCCATATACTTGCTGTCGCGTTAAATCACCACCCATGATTTTTTTCACATTTGAAGAATATTTAATGGCAAAATCATCCTGCTCCATCTTGTCGCTATTTTCATTTTGCCATTTAACAAAATCATCTAAAAGAAGTTTTACAACACCATTAATTAATTTTTGAAACATATCATCAGCTAAAATACTCCATTCTTTTCCATCATATGCAAATAATATATTGTTTTTCTGTTCGAAAGCCTTAATTGCATGTGTAGCACTCTCCTCCAAGGGTAGCATACCCTGCAATACATTAAATATGCCGCTTGTATAATCGCTCTGAAATAGGTAGTCCAAATGCGTTCGCTCTACTGTAATTGTCCCTAGAAATTCTTCAAAAGAAGGTAAGACGACAGAAGTCTCTTTTTGCGTTTTATTCAACCAATCCACTGCATCGATCTTTTGTTTCTTTATCTCAGCCCATTTAGTTAGTTCATGCATCTTTTGTTCCATTTGTGTCATTTTGTGAACTAATTCGAGTATGACATCATACATTACCCGCATACTTGGCGTATCGTCAGATTCTTCATTTTCTAAGCGCCGTTCTTTTATGGACTTGCCCATTAATTCACATATAGCTACGTGTCTAGTAAAATATATTTTTCGCTGATAGCCTCTTCTACAGGAATTGCAGGTATATTTAGCTACCTGTTGATGTCTAGTGATATTCATTTTATAGATGTTTGTAATAATTGTAAAGATTTATAATTATTCAATTTTATAATTATTCAATTTTATAATTATTCAGTTTTATATTTTACCTTTTCTTATTTACACCGCCGTTTTTTCCCATACTTCATAAAAATTGCCGTAGCAAGGACCCCATCCTCCACATTCTTTATAAATTACACTAAAATTATTTTTTTCTAATATGTTATCAACATATATTTTATTTGATATATTATTATAATCATTTTCCATAATAATCAAATTAATATTATTTAATATTTCAGGCATATCCATTAAAATATAATAAAATGCACCTTCGCAATCTAATACTAATGTATCAAATTCAATATTATATTTAGTTTTTAAATTATCTAATGTAATAGTATTAATCCAATTATAACCTGAATATAAAGTATCACTTGGTGTGGTGTCCCATCCTCTTTGAATTAATTTTCTCTTTGATAAAGCGGAACTCTCTATATGAAAATGCATATTATTTAAATCTCTATTTGTTGTCAATTGTGATGAGATATTTATATCACTTTCTAATGTTACAAAATTATTATTATTTTCTAAAATAGAAGCGATAACTAATGAATTTCTTCCTATATTTCCACCAATTTCTAAAACCTTTTCATGCCCCTTTAAATATTTAACTACCATTTTTTGTTCAGGTAACTCATCATCTAAAGTACCATAATTTATTTTTAATTTAGAGTGTATATTTTTTAGTTTATCATTAATATCATTAATATCATTAATATCATTTTCAATAGTTTTATTTGTAGTATTTATTGTATTATTTATTGTATTTATTTCTATTTGTATAAATTCATTATATTCGTTTATAATACCATCATTTTCAATAAATATTAATTTATTAACCCCATAAAGCGGGTCTGTAAAATAATGCGCTCTATGTACATCTCCATAAGGAATTGTAATAATATTATTTTTTGTTAATTGTTCTATGCATATATTTGTAACATCAATTGCATTATTCTGAATTCCATAAGTTATTTTCATATAAATTATAACTATATTATATTTTATATGAAAATAACTTATATAGTTATTCTTAATTCTATGTAAATTTTATTTAGGATTACACCGACCGAAAAGAAAAATGAGACAAAACCATAATCATGAATTATATATTTTATAACTATGTTTTAAATAATTTGTTAAATGTTCCTGTCTTATCTTCGTTGCTAATATATCTTTTATAGTTTTATCAATATCATCGTATGTATTTGGACTAACCTTTTTAATATAATGTTTTAATTGACTGAAAAACTCTTCTATGCTATTGGTTTCAGGATGATAAGGTACCGAATACAATAATGTATTTTTACTATCTTCTATGGTTTCACGGATTATTTTGGATTTATGTATAACCGCATTATCCATAATAATTAAATATTTTTTGTATTTATCTTTAATAACGTCAGTATAAAAGTCTAATATATCGGTGGTTTTTATACCACCCTTTCTTTCAGGATATAATTTCCACCCTACAACTTTCTCTGCACTTATAGCACATAACAAATTAAAGCGTTTATATGGATACTTATTTGTTTTCTTAATAACTCTTGTTCCACTTCTACTACGCCCATAAGCATGTGTCATATTTAGATAAATAGAAGTTTCATCTAAACAGATGGTTTTCTTATAATCATAATTTTCTAACTTTTTATAAAATTCAGATAAATCTTGTTTTTCTTGTCCTTCTCGTTTTTCAGGATAATATTTACTACGTAAGCGTTTGCGAGTTATTTTGTTTTTATGTAAAATAGTGTAAATACTGCGATCGGTTAAATGCACACCAAACCGTTCATGTACTAATTTAGCATATTCCCATAAAGTGGTTGTGGGATATTTTCGTACATATTCTTTAATGAACTTTTCTATTTCAGGTGTGATTTTCAAATTATGATTTTTGCGAGTTTTCCTATGAAGTGTACCTTCGGTTTCATA